CGCCATCTCTCACCTCCTTTTGTTTTAACCACTCCTCAAGTATCCACACAATCATATTACTTAAAGAACGTCTTTCCCTTTGAGCTAACCGTTTAAGGCGTTCCATAAGGTCTTTAGTGAGACGGAAAGTGAAGCTGATTGTATCCATCATTAAATAGTCCTTTCAATATAATCTTCTAATTGTTTTTCTACCTCCTACCTACAATATAATACATCAATATCCTTTTGTCAATATAAATCTTAAAAATCTTATACTTTTCCCCTTTATATAACTAATTAAACTACAATACATTATAGATACTTATACAATATCTTGTGTATTAATACTTGTAAGAGACTATATATTGTGGTATAATAAATTGGCTAAGGAATATAATAGAGTATATGGAGTATTATGAATATAAAAGACTTTGAATATATACCCTTTTGGAAGTTAGAAGAATGGTATAGAAGACAATGTGAAGAAAAGAAAGAATTTGGTTTTAATGATAGTTATTTAGATAGAGATTGGAGAACTAGGAGAAAAAGAAACAATGACTTCTTACAAGACAATAGAAGATAAATATAGACTATTCATTAAAGAGTATATAAGTAATGGATTTAATGGTAGTCAAGCTTATGCAAAGATTTATAACATTAAAGCAAGTAAAGGGACTGATGCCTCTGCTTCTAGACTGCTAACTAATGTTAGGGTAATAAAAATCTATTGTGAAGAACTAGCTAAGTTAGATTTGGATATTAATCAACAATATATATTATCTAAGATATTACAGTTATTAGAGACTACTAGTAAGGATAGTGTAAAGAAGGGTTTACTCGAACTTCTTGCCAAAATAAAAAATATGATTAAGCCTGATACTCAACAAACTACTGTAGTATTCCAAGACCAAATGAAAGAAAGAGTAGCAAATAGACTATCACAACTACAAGATACACAATAAGATATATAAAGAGCACATAATAAACATTATAGGAAGTGAGTGGACATAGTAATGAAAATGAATAAATAGAGAGGTGGGGGGTAGGCACACCCCCAGACGTACCCTTTTTATATATATGAATCTACTCGGATAATTCTAACAATTTTTGAAAAATGGGTAAGGGCGACAGACTAAGACCCGTTAACAAAAAAAAGTACGATATTAATTACGATAGAATCTTTAAAAAATCTAAACCTATTAAGAATAAAAAAAATAAGTGAATCTTAAAGACACAATCATCCAATTCTATAAAGACCTAAAACAATATGACATAACCTTAATGGAACTCACCATCAATGGGATGAACAATTTAAGACAGGCTCTTTCTAAAAAAGGTTGTTTGAGATTATCCCAAAAAGGAAGGATATTTTTCAATCATATAGAAGTCAGTGATATTTTCATAAATGAGAATCCCTACAAAGTCCAATATGACCACGATCCTTTTATGGTTGAGGATTATTTCTTCAGGTGGAGGCCTGCCTTCAAAACGATAACCACCTACTTTAAAAATCCTGTTGGTGTTGAAATAGGTGCTTTCGAGGGTTTCCTTACAGACCAGGTTCTTAAATATGTCAAACCCTCTAAATACTACCTCGTAGACCCCTATAAAGTTTATAAAGACGTCATCGGTGATTTAAGCGTTTTTACCCAAAACCAGTGGGATGGCATCTATAAGGCAGTCTGTCAGAAGTACAAGAATAAGGAAAATATTGAAATCATAAGAAAGCCTTCTATCGAAGCCTCTATACTCTTTGAAAATGATAGCTTGGATTTTGTTTATATTGACGGGGATCATCGGCGGGATGCGGTTTATAAGGACATCTGTGCTTGGTATCCAAAAGTAAAGATAGAGGGGATTATCTCTGGGCACGATTATATGGAAAACACCGTTAAAAGCGGGGTTTGGAGATTCCTGACTGAAAAAATACAGAAAAACCAAGAGAATCCAGAGTGGAATATCAATTTTTACAGTTATGAGAATGATTGGTGGTTTTTAAGAAATGATTAACGGGGAAATTGACAAGAAAAAAGCTGATGAATACTACGAGATGTTCAAGACAAGCGTTGAAAAATTCGCTATTTTCTTCTTCCCCCATCTTCTTACATCCAGAATGCCATCGTTTCACAAGGAAGTCTATCAACTTTTGCCAAAATACAAGTATTTAGCTATTGCAGCACCTAGGGGACACGCTAAAACTACCATAGGGCTTATAATTTACCCTATCTGGTTCAGTCTCTTTAGAAGAACTGGGGATATTTCCATTTATTCTGCCTCTGAGGACTTCGTTTTAAGGGAAATCACCAGCAAGATTAAGAGAGAATTTGAAAATAACGAGTGGATTAGGTACTTTTTCGGCAATATGAGGTCTAACAGGTGGGCGGATTCCTATTTTGTTCTTTCTAATGGCACTGCCTTTGAGGGTGGAGGCATAACAGGGCAGTTGAGAGGTGGAAGAAGGGGTTTAATCGGGCTTGATGACTTGGAAAACATCGAGACTGTTGAATCCGAGGAACAGAGGCATAAATTGAAGCTCAGGATAAACAAGGAATTGATTCCCAAACTGCTTCCTAACGGTCAGATGATTTACTTGGGTACTATCATACACCAATTAGCCTATTTGAAGCAGTTGATTGATACTCCCAACAATGGATGGGAAAAGAGGATATATAAGGCTTATCCTTTAGGCGTGGAGGAGGAAGGCAAGGAATTGTGGACTGACCTCTACCCACACGAGGAATTACAGGACAGGAAGAAGAAACAGGGTTCTAATGCCTTCTCTGCTGAATATATGAATGACCCCGTTTCCGATGAGACAGCACCCATTAAAGATCATCAGATAAGATACTGGTCAGAACTACCTAAGCAGTATTCCTGTGTTATCACCCTTGACCCTGCTTATTCAGAGGATTCTACAGCGGATTACAAAGTGGCGACAGTAGTGGCAATAGACCAGGCAAACAACCGCTATCTACTTGAATATGTAAGAACCCACGCACCTATGGGTGAATACCAGAACAGTGTCATCAACCTTTATTTGAGATACAGGAATTTTCTGACAGGAGTGGGCGTTCCCAACGCAGGAGTTGAAAAGGGCTTTTTTAATAGTTTTCTTAAAAAGTGTGAGGAACGCAAAGCTCAGTCAATACCCATAGTAGAGTTAAAGAATATCTTTACTGGTGGCAAAACATCCATAGGGGTTTCCAACAAAAAGAAACGCATCATCGCAGCCTTGCAACCTTGGTTTGAACAGGGCAAGTATTACATCCACGCTAATCATCAAGAGGCTAGGGAAGAATTACTCACTATCAATAGTGCTCGTTGGGATGATTTGGTAGATGCTATGGCTTATGCAGAACAGATACTGCAACCTGTTTATTTTGAAACAAATCGGGTTGAAGGGATAGAAAGAGAAGAACAACCCGTAGTGAGAGGTGATACTGGCTATGGAATTTGAAAGTAAATTGGTGGATTTTTTGGATGAGGCTTTTGATTGTGATTTGATGGTTTTGGAGATTAAAGTAGACAGTATTGAAAAATTCAAAAAGATAATGAGTGAACCCCAGGGGAAAGACATATATGGTGAGGAATTTACAGGAGAACGGGGTTATATGGAAAGACCAGATGGAACAATAGAATATATTTCTGATTCACAAGGTGAAGTGATTATTAAGGAGTAATATGCCTAAAAAGAAAAAAGAAGAAAAGCGTCCAGAACCCTTTGATAAGGATGCTCAACTATTTAGCGACCTTTATTCAATGGTGGAGGATGCTGAAGGTAATTCATCCACTTGGAGGGATACTACTGATACTTATTACCGCCTCAGGATGCGTTATAAAAAGACCAAAACATTCCCTTTTCCAGGGTGTTCCAATTTAAGGCTTCCCACTATTGAAACCTATGTAAGAAAAGCTAAATCAGCTTTGGTGGGTATCTACGCCAATATCAAGCCTCGGATGATGGTTGTTCCTCAATCAGATGGCAACTTGGAGAAGGCTAGAAGGATTGAAAAGTTTCTTGACTGGCTCTGTGATGTAAAAATCAATCTGCTTGGGAAACTTGTTGTCATAGTGGATAAGATGTTGGAAAGGGGTTTTTGTCTGGCAAAGGTGATATGGAGGATGGAGGATAGACCTCACGTTGAAACTTTGTCATTAGATGATTTGTCTATGGAAGAAGCTACTTGGCTCTTTGATATTAATACCACGGATGAAATGATAGCCCAAGCCATAATCAAGAAACTTGATGTTGATTTATCAGAGACCGTTGCTGAGGACAATCTGTTGGAAGTAGAGAAAGCGGTAAGTGAAATCCGTGCAGGAAAGAGCGAGATAAAACTGCATTTGAAAGATGAATTATATAATGCCCCTGATGTGATGGTGGTTGACCCCATATATTCAGGAGTTCCTACTGACAGTGGTAGAGACCCTCAGACTGTCCGTATGATATACCACGAATACTATGAACCTTATGACGATTTAAAGAAAAAAGCGGATGAGGGGATTCTGGACAAGCAGGCAGTAGACAATATAGACTTTATCAAGAACTCCGACCTAAGAGACTTCAAACTTCTTATTAATACCAAAGACGCTTTAGAAGGTATTGAACGGTTAGAGAATCCCTCGAAGTTAGTCAGGTTGATTGATATGTATGCTTACTATGATTTAAACAAAGAAGGAGTTCGCAAGTGTCACTTTCTCCTGGCACCAGATTTTAAACAGGTATTGAAAAAGCAGACTTTAGAAAACGACAGCCAGAAATTTCCTTTTATAAGATTCGATGCAGAAGTGATTGATGACAGATGGTATTCCTCCCGTGGTTATCCGCAGCACCTTGAGGATATATCCAAAGAGATAGATGCCCAGCACAACCAGAAGATTGACAACCAGACCATAAGGAACGCACCTATGTTTGTTTTCCGTTCAGGCATTATTAACCCTCGCTTAGTCAAATTTATCCCAGGTCAAGGAATACCAGTCCCAGGTATGACAGCTTTAGATGATGCTTTCAAAGTAGTCAACAACAACAACCCCAATGTAGAGTTCAGTTATGAAAGAGAGGAATTGCTTTTAAAAAGTGTCATACAGGAATATCTGGGGCAGATGGATTATTCAGTTCAATCCATCATCAATAAAAGACAGCCCCGTACATTGGGTGAAGTCCAGATGCAGGCACAGGCAGCCAATACCGTGTTCTCTTTGGATGCTGCTCTTTTTACCAATGCCTTATCAGAACTCTTTATGCAGTTATTAGAACTATGTCAACAGTATATGCCTGAAAGAATAGTTACTTTGGTCACGGGTGAGAATGGGGTAGAACCTTTGCATTTAAGCAGGGATGAGATACAGGGTAGATACCACATCATCTGCAGGGGAAATGACATAAATACCAATCCTTATCTAAGAGCACAGAAGGCACTGGCTAAAGTTCAGATTTTATTAACACCTCCATTTTTGCAGACAGGTATAGTCAACCCTTTAAATGTTTATAACATCGCTAAACGCTATCTGCAGGATGACGGTGAATTAGGTTGGAAAGAGATGATTTCAAAGCCTCAACCTCAACCTCCTATGCCTGACATACAACCCAAGTTTGAGGATTTAACGGATAAGGAACAGGCACAGATATTGGCAAAAATGGGAATACAACCAGATGTCCAAGGCAGGGCATTAAAATCCCGTTCAATAGTCCAGGAAAAAGAATCAGAGCAACAGGCACAGCAAGTTGAGAATCTTTCCAAAATAGCAGATATGGCAAAAAGTACGCCAGGCGAGTAATGGCAAAAAGAAAAAAGAAAGTCTTAAAACCAGTACCTCAGCCTAAACCGAGTGAACCTGAGGATTTAAGGGTTTATGTGGCTGAGGCAGAGCAGGTAGATTTGATGACCCGCACTGAAGGTTGGAATATCATTCAGAGGGACATTGAGGATTATAGGGATAAGATTGGGAGTAGATTAGCTTACCTCAACCCCAAGACTCTTGAATATGAAGAAGCTCGCATTAATTATTTGGCAGCAGATAAACTTTTAAAGATGATTGAGGATTATGCAGAGAATAAGAAGCGTGCTATTGAGCTATTGGAGAAAATAGACAATCCTCAGGAGAACATAGTTTTAGACGTAGATAATGCCTAAAACCAAAGCCTTATTAATTGTAGGTGGTGGGATTCTACAGTACCCCACATTAACTGAAGCTCACAAATTAGGGTTAAAAAGCATCATCATTGATGAGCATTTGAATTGTTACTGTAGTAAAAGCAAGTTCTTTGACAAAAAGTATTTTATCTGTGGTTATAAAAAAGACCCAGAGGGAATTGCTGATAGGGTTAAGAAATTCTTGAGAAAGAATAAAGAGATAAAGATAGCAGGTGTCTACACACAAGGAACAGATGTTGAGTTTACAGTAGCTTATTTAGCAGAGGCATTAAGGCTTCCAGGGATAAAAACCCAATCAGCTTTTGCTTGTAACAACAAAATTAGGATGCACCAACTATTTGAGAAAGCTAATATACCTACAGCTAAATACCGAATAGTTAATATTTATAGTGAATTGGTAGATAAAGCTCAACAATTAGGATTTCCTTGTGTAGTCAAACCTTCCAATAACTGTGCATCAAGGGGAGTAAGTATTGTAAGAGATGAGAGGGAAACTGAACTTGCTTTTCCTCAAGCTCAATGGTATGGATTCCCTGACAAGAGGATTTTATTAGAGGAATTTTTGGAGGGTGATGAATATAGCATTGACACTATAATCTATAATGGAAAACTTTATCCTTGTGGCATATCAGACAGGCAATTTTTAAAGAAAGATAATTATGCTATCCAATGTAGTTCTATAACCCCTTCATTATTACCAGCAGAAACTCAATCAGAAATGTATCAGCTTATGGAGAAAGCAGCTAAAGTTTTGGGAGTTGATAGGGGAGCATTTAAGGGTGATTTAATCATTCACAAAGGAAAGCCAAAAATTCTTGAAGTAACAGCACGTCTATCAGGTGGATTTGATTCTCAGTATAGAAAACCTTATTCCTTCGGAGTCAACTTAATCAAAGCAACCATTGATATAGCAGTAGGCAACCCTTTAGACTTTACTGACATCATTCCTAAATGGGTTAAATATTCATCTACTTTTACTATATTCCCTAAACCTGGAATAGTGAAAGAAATAAAAGGATTAAAAGAGTTAAGGAAGATGGAAGGTATAAAACAAGTTTTTATGATGGTTAGGAAAGGTAGCAGGATTGAAGACTATAAACATTGTGCTAATAGGGTAGTTCATATTATTGCAGTAGGAGATACTTATACTGAACTTCGTTTCTATATTATGCGTGATGCAAAAGCGACTTTAAAAATAATAACCCAATGAAACCTTTAATTGGCATAACCATAGGCGACCAAGCAGGTATAGGATTAGAGATAATAGAAAAAGCAATTCCTAAGGTAAAAGACATCTGTAATGTGAGAATCATCGGCAAGATACTTCCTCAAGACACAATTACCTATGGTGAGGTTAATCCCCACTATGGGAGACTTGCAGGGGAAGCAATAAGGGAAGCGATTGATTTAGCACTTCACAACAAAATAGACGCAATAGTAACAGCACCCATACATAAGAAGGCATTTAATCTGGGTGGTTGGGATTATCCAGGACATACAGAAATGCTTGCTGACTTAACTGACACTAAAGACTATGCAATGATGCTGATACATAAAAACCTGAGAGTAGTACACGCTACCACCCATATACCATTAAGAGAAGTTTTTAATCAGTTAACTACTGAAAGAATATTCATTACTATCAAGGTAGCTCACAACGCTTGCAGACAATTAGGTATTGATGAACCTTTTATCGCAGTAGCAGGACTTAATCCTCATTCAAGCGACAATGGTTTATTTGGTGATGAGGAAATTAAGATAATCCAACCAGCAATAAACAAAGCAAAGGAATATGGTTTTATGGTTGTGAATAAACCTGTTCCAGCAGACATAGTATTTGCCAAACCTTATGATTGTATAGTTGCGATGTACCACGACCAAGGTCATATCCCCTTAAAGACTTTAGGATTCAAGTGGGGAGGAGATGGTTGGAAAAGTGTTGATGGTGTGAATGTAACTTTTGGTCTGCCTATTATTAGAACTTCTCCAGACCACGGAGTTGCGTTTGGAAAGGCAGGCAAGGGGACAGCAGACCCTACAAGTATGATAAGTGCGATTGAGATTGCAGTAACTTTGGCAAAGAACAGGAGGAAGTATGCCTAAAAAGTTGGAAAGGAAGTTGAAAAGACAGGTAGCAAAGAAACCTTGGTCAAAAGAAAGAAAAAGAGCTTATATTTATGGAGTTATGAGAAAAACAGGATGGACTCCATCCCATCAAAAAAGAAAGAAGAAAAAGAAATGATTAAAAAAGCTCTTGACTCACTTAGAAGAAGATATGGTAGACCCAGAACTGATGCCGAGAGACGTAAAAGACATAAAAAACGGTTTGGAACATCTAAATTACCTCCTCGTGGTACTGGATTAAGAAGAAGAAAAAGATGAGTGAAGTCCAACTTTTAGCACAACTGCTTTTTGCTGAGGCAAGCAAGAAAAAAGATTTATCCGATGAAGACGCTACTGCAATTGCTTGGGTTGTCAAGAATAGATTAGCCCGACCTGAGAGATTTGGTAACAGCTTAGAGGAAGTAGTCTATGCACCAGCCCAGTTTAGTGGAGTTAACAGCCCAGAATGGAACAAAATCAATATGGGCAAACTTACTCAAGATGAACAGAGGATTTATAAAAGGTTTATGCAGATTTCAAGTGGGGTATGGTTGGGAACGATACCAGACCCTACAAATGGTGCAGACCATTTTTTCAACCCAAAGTTAGCAAATCCTTCTTGGAAAAAAAAGATGAAAAAAATTTATTCTTCTGAAATACACGATTTCTATAAAGAGTAGATTTCCCAATGCCGAGGGTTAGAGGCGATAGGAGTTTAAAATGCCAGATGAGATTAAGGATGTAAACCCTGATTCATCCACAGGGGAAGAACGGGTCGTAAATGAACCTGAGCCAACGCCCACTCAGGAAACACAGGAACAGGTTTCTGGTGAACAGGAAACTTCCCAACCTCAGGAAGTAAAAGAGGAGGTACAACAACCTGATAGACCAGAAATCAACTATGCTATGGAAGCACTCAGAAAGGTTAATGAACTTACTGAGTCTTTCAAGCAGTTCCAAACAGGGTATCAACAGCAGGCAACACAGCCACAGCAACCTCAGTATAGTAAAGCTCAACTACAGGCATATCTGCAACAAAATCCTGATTTACCCCCAGAGCAGAGAGTTTGGGCATTGGAGGAAGTTGACAGGATTGAGAAGCAGGAACGTAGGAGAGAGATGGAGGAAATGTTCACTAACTACCGTAAAAGGACAGAAGGTGAACAATTAAAACAAAAGTCTTATGAATATGTTGCCAAAACTTTCTCTGATTGTTTTATCAAAGATGGTGGAGGCAACCCTATAGGTTGGGATAATTCCCATCCAATGACTAGGAAGATTGCAGAATATATGCAGAGGTCAGATTTAAAAGACCATCCTGAAGGTTTAATTGTGGCTGCCAAATTGGCTGCTTTTGATTTAGGTTACACTATGAACAAACAAATGCAAAACAAAGTAAACAGAACAACTGCTCAACTAAGAAAAGAGCAAAAAAAGACGTTGATTGCATCAGGTGGGGTTAGTCCTACTCCTGAGCCTTCTAAAAATAAACAGGTGGCTGCTCTCCTTAAAAAATATCAGGAGACCAAAGACCCTGAAGCATTTAAACAGTTAGTTAAAATGAGAGGTTTAATACCATCAGAGTAATTAACGCAAAGCAGGAGAAATGAGTATAGCGTATCAATTTGTTACATACAATGCTACTGCTGGTTCAAAAGAGGATGTTCTGGATTGACGAAAGTTAAGTCCCTTTAGGAAATGTATCATAATCTTAAACATATTTATGACATTTTGAGAAATAAAAAATCTTTAGAAAAGATTTATTATTCTTATTCTTCTATGAAAGAAGTTGCTAAAAAACTTGGTTGTGGAGAAACTTTAATACATACTTGGATACACAGATTAGGAATAAAACCTAAACCAAGAATTGTGACTCAAAGAGGTCATAAAAAATCAATTGAACATAGAAGAAAAATATCTGAAATAGCTAAACAACGAACTGGAAGTAAAAACGCTAATTGGCGTAATGGTGCTACAAAATACAATATGCTTATTCGTGGCAAACAGTGGAGAGAAAGACGCAGGTTAGTTTTAGCACGAGATAATTATGAATGTGTTAAATGTGGAAGCGATATTGATTTACATATTCATCATATTAAACCAGTCAATGAATTTCCAGAATTGGTAAATGATTTAGATAATTTAAAAACATTATGTGCCAAATGTCATAGAAAGTTACATTTTCCTAAAGAAAATCCCGCTAATTCGGTGAAGACCAGAACGGTTAATGCCGAGCTAAATGGTGATGACCCTACATTTTTTAATATTACAGGGACATTACCTAAATGTGTAGAGACTATATACGGGACAGTTAGTAATAACTGATGACATAGTCCTACCCTTACAGGAATGTAAGAAGGTTGTTAATTACCCAGGTTGACCCTGAGGAAACTCCCCTTCTTTCCAGATTGGGTGTTACTCGGTGTTACAACCGCTACCACGAATGGCTTCAAGATACTTTAGAATCTGGAACTGGTAGTGGTGGTGCAAGTGTTGAAGGTGCTGCTGCAACACAGAGAGCTTTAGAAGCAAGAACTCGTCTATACAACTGGACGCAGATTACTTCCTACATCTTTGGTATCTCTGGCACACAGGAAGCAACTTCTCACTATGGTATTGAATCTGAATATGCTTACCAGCTTGAGAAAGCAATGAAGATAGTGAAGATTATACAGGAACAGGTTCTGCTTAATTCCACTTCTTCAACTGGTGGTATGGGTTCAGTATGTGCCACAGGTGCAAGAGCATTGACTGGTCTTGTTGATTGTTTGACAACCAATGTTCAGACTGGTTCTGCTGGTTCTTGTGCTTTGACAGAGGACATCTTCAATGATTTGCTCCAGACTATCTTTGAGAACGGTAATGGTTATCCCAACATTGCTTTCTGTAATGGTTTTAACAGACGCAGGATTTCCAAGTTCCAAACATCCAATACAAGGATGCTCAATATGGACGAGAGGGGAGTCCTTCGTAATACCATTATGGTTTATATGAGTGATTTTGGTGATATCAGCTTTGTTCTCGATAGATGGATTGGCGGAGGTAATGATAAGGGTGTTATTCCTGTTCTGCAGATGGATAAATTTAAGATAGCTTATCTTAGAAAACCATTTGTGCAACAGTTAGGGATTGTGGGCGACTCTAAGGATGCCCAAGTAATCACAGAATACACTCTTGAATATCTCAACCAAGCCAGTTCTGGAAAGCTATCAGCATTAGCAACATCTTAAGAGTAGTAAAGGTTTGGGGGCGTTCCTTTCAAAAACGCCTCCCGTTAAAATTATGAGTGATACTTTTAATATGAGAAACCCCAAACCAGGGGAAGTTCAAGATATATACAGAAAGGCTGAGCAAAGATTGTTAGCCAAAGAAAGGTATAAAGTTCTTTCTCAATTATTGGCGGGTAAAAAGGATGTTGATGTAACTGTAAGTTCCCAAATATTTGAAGTCTTAAACAGGGAGAAGATGGAATTTGAGGAATTAATGAAGTTACCCCAAAACAAACAAAACGTAGAAGATTGTATCAAAGCAGCCAAAGAAGATAGGGAAAAATATCACGAAGATGGCAGATGGTGGAATCCTAAAAGTAAGGCTCGATATGGATGTTTGGGGCATATTCCTCATTGTGTTTTCTACGCAAGACCTCCTGAATATTGGAAGGATAAAAACCTATTAAGGGAGTTCTTTAATATGTTCCCCAAATTCCGTGTTTCTACTAAAAAAATATGAAGGTCTACATTGTAGCCGAATGTGGCATTAATCATTGTGGAGATATAAGGATTGCTAAACAGCAAATTGACTTAGCTTGTTGTTGTGGAGTAGATGCAGTTAAGTTTCAAGTTTATGAAACAGATACACTTTACAACAAAAACACAACAGCCAAGTCTTATGGAGATAGTAAACGTGCTCAACTTACCTACCAGCAACTTAAAGTATTAGCAGATTATTCATCGATTAACTGGTTTGCTTCTCCATTTGATACTGATGCAGTCAATCTATTAGAACGTATAGGTGTTGACAGATACAAGGTAGCTTCCCGTTCTGTCATAGACCACGAATTATTGAAAGCAATTGCTAAGACTAAAAAACCAGTTTATATGTCCACAGGTAAACATCCAGTTGATGCTATTAAATCCTCTATGGAGATATTGAAGGACAATAAAGTTACATTGCTCTACTGTGTTCCCAGTTATCCTACCAAGATAGGTGATTTGAATTTCAACAGGATGATTAAGATGGCAGAGATATTCAAAGTTCCTTATGGTTTCTCTGACCATACTACAGGAATATGGGCGTCCATAGAGGCAGTAAGATTAGGGGCAACTGTTATAGAGAAACATTTTACCGTAAGCAGGGATTTAGATGGATGCGACCAGATTTGTTCCTTAGAGTCTTTAGAGATGAAATTATTGGTTAAGTCTATCAGGCAAATGGAATCTTATAATGAATCTCAAATTAAAACCAGTTAAGAAAAAGGATTATACATTTTTATATGAATTATTAGCAAATAGAGATCCTAATGAAAATATTAGTCATAAAACAATGCCTACTTGGGAAGAACATGTTAAATTTAATAATAATAAACCTTATTATATTGACCGTATTATTTATTTAAATGACAAACCACTGGGTAGACTTTATGTTACTTCTACTTCAAGAATCGGAATTAGAATAAAAAATAGAAGTTTTAAAAAAATTATAATAGAAGAAATTCTTAAAACTTATAATCCTTGTAAACATTTTATCAATGTATCTCCTAAAGATAAAGTCTTTAAAAAAATATTAAAGAAATATAAATATAAAAAGATTCAAGAAACTTACGAAAATATATCTTAATGCCATATAACATTAAAACACAACTCTACAAGTTGCCATTTCAAACACCTATTGAAGTAATGATTGATGTTGCTAATATCTGTAATTTCCGTTGCTTATTCTGTCCTACAGGAGACCCAGAATTATTGAAATCAGTAGGGCGACCACAGGGAATTATGGATTTTAAACTGTTTTGTAAAATCATAGATGATATTAACGAATTTGATAGGAAAGTAGAAATATTACATCTTTACAAAGATGGAGAACCTTTTCTGAATGATAGATTGGGCGAAATGATTGCCTATACAAAATCAAAGAATATTGCAAAATCAGTTGAAACAACCTCTAATGGAAGTTTAATAGACGAATCCAAGGCAATAGAGATAATCGAAGCAGGACTTGATTGGATTAGAATCTCTGTTGCCCATATTAATAATGATGGCTATAAAAAGATAACTCAAACATATTCCGATTATGAAACCATCAGGAAGAATGTGGAGTTTTTGTTCTATGAAAAAACCAAAAGAAAAAGTTCATTAGGGATTCATACCAAGATACTGGATGTTAGGTTTACTTTTTCCGAAATAAAAAAGTTCTTAGAGGATTTTGGAAAGATTTCTGACCTTGTTACTAGAGATACTCTGATGGGATGGAGTTTATCAGAGGTAAAAGATTTTACATTGGGATTGTCAATCAAGACGGGAACAGATGGTTTTATGCCATTAAATAAAAATAGGAAAGTTTGTCCTACACCATTCTATATGATGGCAATAAATTTTAATGGCATAGTAACAGTCTGTTGTGTTGATTGGAGTTGGGGAACGGTAATAGGCGATGCGAAAAAAGAGAGTCTGTTTGATATTTGGAATGGAAAGAAAATGAGTGAATTTAGAAGGCTTCATTTAAAAGGCGACAGAAAAAAGATTAAAGTATGTGCTAATTGTCATTACCTTCAGGGATTAGATAACCGATTAAAAGAAATGGATGATCATTCAAGATATTTATTGGGAAGAATATGATACAGATTTATCTTGAAGATAGAAATAATATCCTTTTACCTTTGAAAGATAAGTTTGAGATAGTGGATGATCCTCGTTCCGCAGATGTTTTGGTTCTTTGGCAGGATGTCAGGGGGGAT